AAACACACATAACAAAATAAGAACTTCCACCGAGCCAAATGGTGGGGTCCTAATCGGATTTAAAAATATAGAAAGGTTGAGATGCTACCCCAAAGCCAAAACGGGATAACATTAGTCTAACTCTAAAAGCTAAATCTGAAACTACAGGTGACTAGTAGTGGCTTTGAAGCCACTCTTCATCATGAGATTCGTAGTCTTTCGTTAAAGAACGCCAACCGCTAGAGCCACTCAGGCGCAACTCTCGGTCTCTCAGCAGAGACAGGCAACGGTTAACTTCGTTCTGGAGATGGGTGTAATACTCTCTTCCATGGTGGTACGCCTCGTCGAACACGGTCCCTAGGTTCTGGTACATTGCATCACGTTCTTTCTCACTATCGTAAGCTTCACGGATCCAATTGATCTCTTCAATTATCGTCTTTTCTTCAATCGGTGCCAGAATCAGGTTGTTAATTCGGGGGTGAGGGACAAAGCGACGTTTCAGGAAGGTCGTATCATTAGCCAGGTCTAGGAAGGGCAGCTGCTCTCCGCCTTTCTTCAACGCATCAGTATAATCTATTCCTAGATTCAAGAAATACTGTTGCATATCATGAAATGAGAACCACTCACGGATCTCAGCAGAGGGGGCAACCACGTGGTCATCACCATAGACAGTAAGCTCCAGTTGATCGGAACAGCTGTCAAGGTTGAAACGCACCTTCTTTTCAGCAGCAGTGGCTTGTAAGGCAATCAGGATGTAGAACCAGTTGCACAGTCCATTCAAGTCAGCGGTGATAGGAACACCAGAGGGGATTCCTTGTGATTTAGCAACCACAACGTTTCCATAGACTGTTTTCAAGTGGATCATTTGTTCGAGCAGAGTGTGACGAGCGAGGGCGTTGTCAGGGCCATCGTCATACCATTTGTTAACTACTTCCACAGCAGCAAACATAACGTCTGGTCGAGTTTTCCATCCCAAGCCTTATAGTCACCCGCAATAACCTTTCCGCCAAAACGGTTCAGTCGATTGTAAAGCAGGGTCCAATCGTGGCCGACAGGGTTGATTCCGACGGCGCTCGGGAGAGAAGTGCAGTTCTGGGCCATACAAGCAATGAAGGATCCGAAGAACCTTCGACACTCTATGTTGTAATGGAGTGGCATGCAGTCAAAGAGGCGGGTAGCTCCAGTCCTAATCTTCTCAAGTGAACGCCGTTCATCTTTCAAATTGGAGTAAGAAAGAATGAAACTCTGTTCGCCACGAAGCAGCTTCTCGTGCATCTCAGCAAGTTGTTCGTTGAGATACCG